CCTCACTATAACGTTCACGTGGCCTCAGGAGCTTGCACAGCTTCAGCTGCGGGCTCAACCGCAGTATCCGATTGAGCATCGCTTACAACCTCCTTTGTGGCTTGTGCGGCCAATTCTGCCCGCAATGCAGCCAACGCCGCACGTTCCTCAGCAAGTTGCTCGTCACGTCGACGTTCATTCAATTTGACGAAATGCATCATACGTGCAAATTCGTCATTATTACGAACGCGTGGTTCGATTGACACGTGACTATCTTTTTCGCTTGATGCAACACGCTGATCAACATCAGGCAAATTGACATACACCGCGCTATTTTTTTCCGCTTTGATCATCGCATACGATGTACCTACAGCCGTGTATTCAACACGACATTTATCGCCAGTCGAGCCAACCAACACAAAATCCGAAGCATCGTCTTTGTGTCCCGCCCAAACTTCAATTGGGCTGTTTGCCACGACCTCAAAACGCACATGACGTGCTTTCGTGCTTTCAAACGAAATCACATCGCCCGCTTTAACTTTTTTCCATTGGGCCAATGGACCATTTTTGAAGGTTTTCATTTTTTACACTCCGTTGAAAAATTTGGGGGCAGGGGAGGGCTGCCCCCAAAACCTGTTATTTTGTAATGCGAATTTCCTGTACATCCGCTTGAATTGCTTCATAGTCAGATGTCGCATCGGCTTCGATCAAACGTTCGCCGAATACAGTCAGGCCACTAATATCACAGTCAGAAATACACATAATTTCAAAACTGTCGCTAACCTGATCTGCAAACACTTTTTTGTGCAAACCTGAGCATAGATAAAAATCATCGCTCAAGGTTGGATCGGTTGCCTCAACCGTCCAAATCTTTACACGATCTTCATCAAATGCATCATTGGCAGGACGATAATATTTACCGCCTACATTCACCATATCACGCATATATTCATGGTTAAGCGGTGCATAACCAAATGTCGCGTTTGGTGTTGAATGATTAACATCCAAATGATCATTTTTAACAACCGACACTTTTTCAGGATCCAAAAAGTCATTCAACGCATTAGGCAATTGATCAGGTGACGTTGTATACAAGAAATAGTCTTTCTTGCGCTCCCACAATTGCTCAGGAACAATTTCTGCCGTAATCATAATCACGCCGCCAGTATTCATAGCAGGAGTACGAATTGTCATATCAACCTGCGCATAACCATTTGTTGCACTCGTGTCCAAATTGGCAGCATCAGTCGCATAGCGCTGAGCATAACCAAATGGCACCGTCTGACGACCCAACAAAATAGGTTGCGTCATTGCTTCCTCAGGCACACGAATACCTGACATAAGCAAATCAATAATATGCTCGTCATCAATACCATCGTATTGAGAACGAATTTTAGCAAAAGCGGCTGTTTGTTTTGCAAGTTCTATATCAGCTAATGACATAGTCAAAGCCGCATCACCTGCATTTAACTCTGCCCATATGTCATCAAAAGAAACAGCAGATAAAACTGGCCCATTAGGGCCTGTCGTATCTCCCACCGATGTGTACGTTGGAGATACAGGAGTATACCAATTTGATGTACCCAACGCTTCTGGCTCATTCGCAATAACAGGCGCCTTAAAGGCCAAACCTGTGAGCGCAACTTCGCCATCAATAAGCAACTGATCAAAATCAGGGACGATATGAGACATACCCTGATTATTCCAAAACGCTTCTGCCAATGAATGGTCATAAGCATTGCGCAAAGGCAACGACTTTGACCGCGCTTGACGACGATGGTTTACAATTGCGTTATACGCCTCAACCACCGTCATGTTCAAATTATCGGCTGAAAAATGCATGCCCATCGTTTGATAAAACGTGTAAGGATCTGGATCTGCTAAATCAACAGTATCCCATCCCGCAGCACTTGTGTCGTCATCGTCCACGGTTTGTGAACTTGCAACATAACGCTTGTTTGTTTCGAAAAACGGAACAACACTACCGCCAATGCCTGTTTCACCTTTGTACGAACGGTTCAATTCTTCCATTGACCCATTAAATCGATCAAAAGCCAACATTGGCACATAATGAGCGTAAACGTTCAGATTTGTTTGATTCATCAACAATTCTGCCGTTTCCATCATTTCTACATTAATACGTACGCGACCACGCTGAACAGCATCTTCGCGTAACATAGGAATATACTTCAACGGCAGTATCTTGCCTGCATCGCCCGAGGTCAGTACACGACCCCGATCCTTGCGGATTGAACGCTTAAGCTTAAGCGCTTCAGCCGGTATTGTTTCAGTTAAACGCATTACTTCCTCCGTTTAATTATCCTGCGCACTATTGCGCGGATTTGTTTGCAACGTTTGCATTTCAAAATAGGAACCAATTCGGCCACGTTGAAGGACGCGTCCAAATTGTCCCGCCTGCCGCCGCCAACATATTGTTAAAGTTGTCCAAAGGGTTATTCGAATTGCGAATAATCCTATCCAATTCAGCGACAGAACGACCGCTTTGCTGTGATATCTGACGCAAACCGTCG